TATAAGTTTTAATATATAATTTTAACAGAAAGAGAACAAAGTTCGTAACTTGTATGTGATTCGCTCCAAAGAATTTATATTTTTAAAAGTTTTTAAAACTTCTTAAAAGTTCTTAAAATCACAAAAGTATTGAAAAATCAAGGCTTTTAGATAGTAGAAATATTTTTGAACTTTTTAAAACTTCTTAAAAATTCTTAAAATTATGAAAAAACTACATTAAAATTACATTAAAACTCTAAAAACATTTACATTAAAAAAGATATTTACATTAAAATTTTTTAATATGAAAAAAGCTAGTATTTGATATTACTAGCTTTCATTATTTCTGGAAATAGAAAAAGCGGGTAGTCGAAAATGTCTTTCAGTTTTTCACCCGCTCATCCTTGATAGCTCAATAATACATTATATTTTATATTTTGTCAATTTGAATTTTAATGTAATTTTAATGTAAATTTCTAATTAATAGTGCCAATTAAATCCTTTCTTGATTCCCTTTATATAAATTTTGTATGTATAGTCTTTAAAAAAATATAGCAGTATTCTGTCTCTAAAAGTTAAATGATTTCTTAATTCTTTCAATATCATATCTCTTTTCCTCTTCATCTTTATAGTTCCTCCTATATAATTATTTTGACTATTTATATTTTACCATATTATGTAAATAAAAATAACTATATTAGAAGTTAGATATAAACTCCGCTTTTCGTTGCTACATCTATTGTTCCAAAATTCGACATATTTCGACTTACTTTAAATCTTTTATTAATTTATCCATATATTCACATGAAGGATCCTTTTCGAGTTTTATCTCGTTTTTCTTCTTTTCTATATATTCTGTAGCTTCATAATATTCTTCTCTGTCTAAAAAATTGCTTATTTCATTTAATATATTTAATACATCTGCATTTTTCATAGGCTACTACCTCTTTTCTTTCTACAGATATATTATAACATAAATAACTATATTGTAATATAGTTATCTGCAATTTAAGTCAATTTGCAAATAGTTAAAATTATTGTTACTTTCCTTTAAAATAGGTATATTAGAGGGAGGTGATAAGATGATTCAAATAAATGTAAAAGAACTACTAAAAAAGCAGAAAAAAACGAAGTATTGGTTTGTTAAACAAATGGAAGGAGGTTATCAATCACTTACTCGTATGATGGAAAATCAGACAAGCGGTATTCGTTTTGATACACTCGAGAAAATGTGTGATATTTTTGATTGTGAAATTGGAGATATTATTGTTAGAAAGAAAGGTAAGAAAAAAAATGAGTAAACTTTTAAAGCAATATCAAGAACTAAAGAAAAAAGATTCTAATAAGATTTATATTTTTCAAGTAGGGATTTTTTATAATTTAATAAATGAAGATGCTCAATTAGTTTCAGATAAAATAGGTCTAAAATTAACAAATTTAAGCCCAGAAATAGTAAAGTGTGGCTTTCCAATCGCCAAATTAGAAAAATATACACATTTACTAGAAAGTCTCGACTTAAAATATGAAGTAATTACTAATCAAGCATCTTTAAACCAAGGTTCTTATAATAGTATTATTAAAAAAATACAAAATGTGGATTTAGATAATACCACCTGTAAAGAAGCCTTTGATATATTATATAATATACAACAAAAATTAAAAAATATACAATAGAGGAGACTATTTCTCCTCTTCTTTCTTTGCTTATTTTAATTTTTGATTTACTATTTTTTGGATAGCATTATAATCATATCCTGCTGCAGTTAATCTATTCTTTCTATCTGTTCCATTACCCCATTTTCCTTGGATAACTTCATTGGCAATAGTTTCATTTGATTTCTTATTTGAAGAACTACTTGAAGATGTTGCACCTAACTTTTGATTTACTATCTTTTGAATAGCATTATAATCATATCCTGCTGCAGTTAGTTTATTCTTTCTGTCGTCTCCATTCCCCCATTTTCCTTGGATAACTTCTTCAGCAATACTTTCATTTGATTTTTTATTTGAAGATGTACTTGAGGATGTTGCACCTAACTTTTGATTTACTATCTTTTGAATAGCATTATAATCATATCCTGCTGCAGCTAATTTATTCTTTCTGTCATCTCCATTACCCCATTTTCCTTGAATAACTTCTTCAGCAATAGTTTCATTTGATTTTTTATTTGAAGATGTTGTACTAGAAGATGATGTTGTACTTCCGTTTAATTTAGCATTAACTGTATCAGCTAATTCTTGAAATCTATTTTGCAAATATTTACCCGGACAGCTTGTAGCTGCAAACATATTGTGCCTTGTTAAACTTCCATTTTTAGTACCATCATATTTTAATGTAAAACCATATCTTTTACATATATCTACACAAAGATTAACTAAAGAATTCCATGCAGCCTCAGATATTGGCCAATCTCCTCCTGTAGAACTATTAGATACTTCTATTGTGATTGCTTGGCAGTCATTTGAAGATGAGCTTGATGTCCATGCTCTGTTATTTTCATCTACACATCCTACTATTCCACCATCGTTACCAATACAATAATTTGCACTTGCTTGTCTATTTGGATTCTGGAAAAGTTTTGCACATTGTTCTCCACTTAAAACACCTGCCATATGATGGGGTGTTATTTTACATATTTTATAGCCTTTTCTTCCCTGAGTATAATTACTTGAAGATGCTAAAACTTGACTTCTAATCAAACTTGAAAATCCCATTATTCTTCGCCCTCCTCTTTACCATTGCTTAATTCTTCTTCCATTTCTGGTGTTAAAGTAATTTCTTCGTTTTCTTCCATAACGAATACCTCCTTTTAAAAAATATAAAATCCAGAAGTTATTTTCTCTGGATCTTTTGAAATAATTATTATTTCCTATTTTGTTTTAGTTGCATCATATAGTCCTCCTGCAGCTGTTGCAGAAAAAATACATAAAATCAATGAATATAAAATATTTGTATTTAAACCTGTTGCAAAAACTAATACACCTGCAATAATACCAATTATTATATTCTGATATGGTATATAATCTTGAGTAGCCCAATTAAATTTTTTCGCACAGGTACCAAATATTGCTGTTACAATAGCTGTTGCTACTGCAATAATAATATCTACAGTTAATTCCATCAATTATCCCTCCCTTCATCAGAAACATGTAATAATGTTTCTATTTTTATTTTTTTATTTTGTAGTGATTTAACCACTTTTTCTCTTTTCACATTATCTTTGTCTAAAAATTCTATACAAATGAAACCTATTGTTGTATTCTCTTCATTTTTTATTCCTATTCCGAAATTTTGCTTGAATATTTCTAGTTCTTAAAAATTCATACATTGATGTATCTTTTAGCTTTATATCCTCAATGTTTTCAATATCGCAAAAGCCTTTTGTGTCTATCTCATTTACCCAATAACTAAACATAGCTCTAAATTGATTTTGAAATTCTGATATAAATGGTTGAACACCAATTTTTACTACTTCATTTGTCATACTCATTTTTAAAAAAGAGAGTTTATTTAAGCCTCTTCCTCCGATTGTGATAACGCACAAAAGAAACTCTAGAAGATTGCGTTTCGTCTAGGCATTCCTTTAAAATATTTTGTATTTCCGCTTCTATTTTACTTATTTTCTCATTTTCTTCTTTTGAAAGAGTATGGTTATTTATGCCATCTAGAAGTTTATTAAATAATTTATCTTGTTGCGTTTTAAACATTTTAAACATTCTATAAGCAATTATCGCAAATATAGCACAGCAAACAACGGATACTCCTATTTCTTTCATTGCATTTGCAACTTGTACCCATTCCATATCAATACCTCTTTTCTTTTGTAATTTCTTCAACTTGCTTTTCTACATTTACAATTCTATCTTCCACCATTTTCCACTTTTCATTTCCATTCTCTTTTTGCTTAGAAAAATCAATAATAAATAAAATATTATAGATAACATTAAAGAGTAATAATACAATTATTGTTATGAATAAAATTATTATTTTTCTTATATTCTTATCCATGCTTTCTCCTTCCTATATTTTAATTTTTTTGGAAAAACAGCAAAAAAATAACGCTTCAAAATCGATTTTAAGGCGTTTATTTTTTATCTTAATATACTTTTATTGCTTGATTTTAAGGCTTTTTTATAATTTTCCGTTGCAAATGATTTATTTGTATTCTTCTCCAGTAATTTCTTTATATTCCTCTTCTGTAATCCATTTTCCAACTGCATTATGAACTCTTGCTTCATTCCACATTCCATTATCATAATATTTTTTTACTTTTTCAAAATTTTTACTCATTGTTTACTACACCTCCAAGTCAACATCTGACATCATTGCTAAATATTCAATATCAGATTGCATTTTCATTTTTTCTAATTCTTCATCTGTTAAATCTCTTAATGCAAAATAATATCCATCATCGTATTGAGCAATTTGTATTAGTTCCATGTGACTATGTTCTTCTATAATTTCTTTTCCATCTTCTGTTTTTCCTTCAATTTTTACATTTAATAATTTCCCCTCGAAGTCATCCTCTGTAAGTTTTGTATCTGATATAAAATTATTTCCATTTAAACCTAAGTTTTCAAGTTTTGTTCCATCAGCCAATGTAATTTTCCATGATTTTTCCATGTTACCCTCCTTTTAAATAAATCATAATATAATTGTGACATATTACTTATTTGTAATCTTGACATATTTTTATAGTTTCCTGCCATCCAACTTTTAAATGAGTTCTCTATTTCTCCGTAAGATAATCTCTTTTTATCTAGTAATCTTTTATATGCTTTTAATTTTCTGCGTTCTCTTGTTATTGCTTTAGGATGTATTTTTTTTATTAATCTACCTGTTTCTGTTAATTGATATTGTATCTGTAGTATTCTAAATGGTTGAGATAATTTGCACAAGTGTGTTTTTTTAGGATTAATTATTAATCCTAATTTATCAGCTATTAATTTTATATCTTTTAACAATTTCTTTAAAAATTCCTTATCTTCATGAATTATATATAAATCATCTGTATATCTACCATAATGTTTTACACCTTTTACAATTTTTATATAATTATCTATTGGTATCGGATAAGAAATTCCGATATTTTGTGAAGGCTGACTTCCTATATTAACACCTTTACTATTTTTATTATCTATATTAAATACTTCAAATAAATTATTTAGTATCCATAACGCTATTTTTGCCTCATTTTTATTTGCTTTTCTTAATAAATTATAGGTACTTTGTAAACACAATTTATGAGGAATACTCGCATAATAACTGCTAAAGTCAATCAATAATACATATCCATTATTACTTTTATGTTCTCTATAATATCTATGTAAATGTGTTTCTAATCTTTTTCTATGAAATGCTACTCCCTTACCCTTTTGACTAGCTCCATTATCATAAATTAAATAAGGAGAAATAGCTATACTTAAAACATTATCACAAAGAAGATGATTTATTGTTTTATCTATCATGTTATTTGTTGTTATATGTCTTATTTTTCCTCTTTCTTTGATAGTGAATTTTGTTCCTTTAGAAGGTTTATATTTTCCTTCTATTAATTGTTTTTGTAATTCAGCAGTTTCTAATAAATGATTCATTTCAAATAGCTGAGATTGATATTTGAAAGGAGCTCCTTTAATTGCTTTTGTACCTGCTGCATATATCGCATTTGCATCATAAAAAATATTCATAAAATCACTTCTATAGTATTACTGGTCGTAACCAAATACATAATGATTAGTATTTATCAACTTTTTCCTTGTTGAAGGGATAATCTTTCCTTTCCTTTTCCCATTGCCCTGCTATGAAAACTTTGTTCATTAAAATTGCATGGTTGTGAAATCGGGACGAACGCCATTCGAGTTGGACGCACTGTTGTAGTTGGCATTGCCATTACTGTTAACATTAGCGAAGTTAGTCGAAGAAACAACATACAAAGATTACCCACTAATTATTTCTTTATATTTTTTAGGAACCTATTGTCAGATTGTCTGAGTGCTTTTATCATGTTGAATTCTTGCTGTATTAACAAAACTAGATTTGTATATCTATTAAGATCTGCATATAAACATTCTCCCACATATTGTAGTTCATCTTGAAGTGCATTACAACATGACATAGCTCTATCCATTTCGATTCTTCTTTCTTCAAATTCAGATAAATATGTTGGAAATATTGTGTTTGCTATTCTTAGATGTCTACTTATACCTGTTGCTAATTCTATGACACTATTTGTGGAGCGATGTAATTGTTGTTCAAAATATTGATATGTTCGTTTTTTTATTATTTGTTGTTCCTCTTCTGGAAATCTTTTTATTTTTTCTGCAATAATATCTTCTATTTTAGAACTATTTATATAAAAATCATTTTCTGCTAGTTTTGTCACAGCCATTCTAATTTTATATGCATTATGTATAGTCTGTAATTTTGATTCTTTCCTTTCACTCTTCTTTACATCTGACATTTAAAGTAACACTATTCTCCTTTTCTTCAATTTTCGACAAAATTATATCATTATATTTTTATCAATTTAACTATTTTGAAGAACCACTATATTATATGTCAGGGCATAAAGCCCTGACGATGCCTGATTAGTAGATTAGGAAAGCGGGACGAACGCCATACGAGTAGGACGCACTGCCGTAGCTGGCATAGCCATCACTGTAAACACCAGCGAAGTTAGTCGAAGAAACAACATCTCTTAGCCAATACCAATTCCTTGTTCCACTATCATTAAATGCTACAATTAAATCTGGTCTAAGTCTGAATAAAGATAATTGTGACTTATCTAATGTATAGTTATAAGGTGTAGATGTACCATTAGCAGTATTGTGGAATATATTACCTCCATACACCATACATTCATTCATTAATTCAATATCTGAATCGAACCATGTTCCAGCACTTTCATAACCATTAGTAGTAGCATTTGCAAATAAATTTCTATGATTTAAAATATGGCTTGTTTCAAAATCATTTTTTATAATGGTTTTAAAAGGTTCTAAATATTCTGTATACATCTTACTTCCTACATAAGCTCCTGTTGTTATATTCGTATCATTCATTTTTGCTGTTCCCATTATCTTTTCTGGTATCATTAAAATATGAGGAGTCGTGCACTCTGTATCTCCACCATGTAATCTGTAATTAATATCTGCTACTAAATATTTTCTATTGCTATTTTGGCCTATGATATAATCTCCTATAAATATATCATCAAATGTTCCTGCAGCTATTTGGTCGCTCAATGTTCCATCGTAGAATAAGTCTGTTATGTCTTGTCCACGATATATAGAATTATGAGCACCTGCATTTTGTGGAATTAAACCACTTAATAATTTTGATAATAATACTTTTTTTGTTTTTCCATTTGTAGTATCTACAATTGGAATTACATCATTATTATTTATTGTTGACAATTCTTCTAATTCTGATATTTTTTTTATCATTTTTACCCTCCTTTTTACATTCCGCAAACTAAATATTCGCTATTTTCTGTTACAAGATAATCTCCATCCTCTGTTGTTATTGCAGAAACTGATTCCATCAACATCTGTGTTAAATTATCTATTTGTAATTGTAAATTTCCTGCAGCATCTTCTGATAATTGGTCTTTCATTTGTTGAAACCATGTATCAAAAGCATCCTCTTCTTGTGAAAAGAAACTTGCCATTGCTTGCTTAAATTCTGCAAAATACTCATCATGTTCCGCTTCTTGATCTTCATAATATTTTTGATATGTAGCTTGCCATTGAGCATATAATGTTGAAGTATCTACTTGATATATTAAGCTTGTAATCCAAGGACATTCATTACTACCTCTACAGTCTGTAATTAAGTCCTGTGTGATTTTTACACAAGAAGGACTAATAATTATATCTGCTAATCTCAATTCAAAAATATTTTCTTCAGTATTAATTTCTGGGTGAACTGGATTACTTGAAGCAGAGCCTTGTCTATATACTATATTTCCTACTCTTCCGGCTTGTGTTTTATCTACTTGAGCTATTATACTGTCTATTCTAGATAAAACTTCCGAATTTTGTGGTATAGTTATTATCAAGTCACTTGGATTTTCAAACCATTTATCCCCAATTATCGCATTTCCTGCGGAAACAATTATATTCATTCCATTATTTGCGGAAAATACTTGCAAATCGTCTGAGGCTTCTCCTTTTGGTGTTGCAAAAACGCCATTGCTTATTAATCTTCTATAAGGTCTGTTCATATCATCTGCAGAATAAGTTCTATCTTCATTAATTGCATCAAAAAAGCCTGCATTTACTTCATATTTTTCATCACTTGCCATATTTCCCTCCTATTTTATTTAAATATTTTCAAATGTAGGTTCCATTGTGTATCCATTATCGTCTCTACTCTCTATTATTTCTGTTATCCTTGCATTAACAGACATTCCATATTCATTTAATATATTCACAATGTCTCCTAGATTGTAATCTTCCTTATATTTGTAATTAATACCTACTATAATGTCTCCTGTGAAAGAAGTAACAGATACATATTCTGCCATCTTCTCATTTCCGACACTTTTTAAATTTTCTGTATAAATATTGTCACATAATTTTACTTCAGAGACTTCTCCCTTCTCGTCTTTAGTAAGAATTGCTATGTTGGTACCATTTACTTGATAATAAATTACATTGTTTATTACTTTTTCAATTCCATTCGGGTAATTATTTAATAATTCATCATAATCAATAGTGCTAGAGACATCTCTAGCATCTACATACAATTCGTTTCTATTAATTCCTTCTCCGCTTCCAATAGTTGTGGTTTTTCTGTCTACGCCTTCTCCTTCTCCTGCTATTAGAGCTACATTTTTTATATTGCTATTATCTTCTTGATAATCTGTTGTTGAAATGTTATCATAATTTTGCGAGAAAGTAATATACTGACTTTTATCTTTTCCTTTATACAATGAAAAAACAAAGTTACCATTTTTTACAGTAACTTTGTATCCCCATCCAAATTGTTGACATAGTTCTTGTACTTTATCCCCTATATAATCATATGTTACTTGCTCTCTAATTGTTTCAGTAAATCCTTGTTTATCAGCAAGTACAAAATTACTAATTTTACGATTAGGATCTTTAGGATTTATAAATGCATCCGTTATTAGCATTCTTATATAATCTTCAACTAAGCCATTGAAATTTGTTTGATTCATAACTATTCTTTTGTTTAAGATGTCTTTTACATCTATGCCAGTAACAATTATTTGGTCTCCATTTTCCTCATCAGTTTGTATTTCTATCTTCTTTATCTCGCATACCATTTCATCATCATCACGAGAGATATATCTACATTCTTTTATTTTTTTTAAATTATCTTGAGAAGCTTGAATTACTAATTCACAGTCTCCTAGAGTATTGTATCGTGGTGTCCATATAACACTTGAATATGTATCAATTATATGTTTTTTATTTAATTCTTCATCTAATAAGTATAATTCTTCCATTAAAACTAAACTCCTAAATAAACTTTATAATATTCAAATTGAATATCTACCGACATATCAGATACTCCTTCGTCTGCTAAGAAACTAAAATTATTATCTCCTACTCCTAATTGAAAGAAAGTAGAGCCGCTTCTAACATACGGAATTAAATTATATTCTGTTGCTTCTCTTGTCAAAATTACTGATTTACTCCCTCTATTACAATTTATAACTAATTTATCATTTGCCATAAAATTATAATCTATTATGAAATTCTGACCAGTATCTATATTACGGATTTCTAATTTATCTACTCTTCCCAGAAATGTTACCTTAACAATAAGTCCTGTTTCGCTCTCGCTTTCATTTATAACATTTGTTACCTTTTCTAACTCTATTTCTGAGAAAGAAATTGGCTGTCCTATATTTATTGAAAATGGAAAAGTAAATTTTTTTAAGGCTTTTGAAATACTTTGTACTATGGTTTCTATATCTTTAAAATATGGATCTGGACATAATATTGAAATTTGTGCTACTTGCTTTTGTGTAAAAATAGGAGCTTCAAAGGCTTGTACATATCCTTCAATATATACATCCCTTTGATCATCAGTATAATAAATCTTACACCAATTCTTAGTTCTAAAATATTGATATAATGTTAATCTATTGGTTTGAACATCTCCATTAATATAAACTGTGATAACTATTTCTCTATTAGGTATTTTAGAACTATTAAAAGCTGAACCATCTCCATTTGCAAAATTCGATGTATTTATCGTTGCATTTGGAGGAGTCAAACCCTCAACATTAGTTACTTGAAAATTTGTCTCATCATTCGTAAGTTCTAAAATTGCTCCCTTATCATTTTCAACTTTTAAACTAAACATATTTTTCCTCCTATTTTGCTGTCACTAGATTTAATAAATTTTTTGTTTGTCTATATAGTTCTAGTCGTGAAGGTTGCCTTGGAGCATTGATTACTTGAGTAAAATTATTTACATTTGATGTTGTATTAGATACATTATTTATATTTGATACATTGTTTTTTACTATTTGGTCTTTCATTTCATTGGCCACAGCTTTTATCCAATGTTTATTTCTTTCAAGTGGTACTACTGCCTCAGCACCAGAACCTTCTAGTAATCCAACTTCTCCTTTTTTCAATACACCACCTTTTGCAAGTCTTGGAAGATTAACTCTACTAAAGTTACCTATATTTACTCCGGGTATATTATTAATTAAATTTATAGCACCATTTATCATATCAATACCTTTATTAATTACATTTTCAATCATTGATATAATGCCATTAATTCCTGACTTTACTGCTCCACCAATAGCATCTCCTATTGTTGTTCCTAAACTTGAAAATTTATCACTGATTGTATTCCAAAGTCCTCCGAAGAAATCTCCTACTTTTCCGAATATACTTGTTATATTATTCCAAGCCTCTTGGAATTTATCTCTAAACCAGTTTCCAACATTTGAGAAAGCTCCACTAATGCTATTCCATGCGTTTGATGCCCAGTCTTTTGCTGTTGCCCATGCTTGTTTAGAATTTTCGTTTGCTTGTGTGAATTTTTCTTTAAACCAGTTTCCTGCATTTGAAAAAGCACTTGTAATGTTGTTCCAAGTATTAGATGCCCATTCTTTAGTATTTGCCCAAGCATTTTGTATATTTTCTTTTGCATTTGAGAATTTTTCTCCAAACCAACTGCCTACATTTGAAAATACATTTTTTATTCCTTCCCATGCTCCACTAAAGAATTCTCCTAATTGTGCTGGTAATTGTGCAAGTCCTTGAAATATTGCTGCAATAATTTGTGGTATTGCTTTTATTAATTCAATACAAATCTGAGGTATTGCTGTAACAAGTCCCATAAATAATTGAACTGCTCCTGCTATTAATGTTGGTAGATTTTGAAGTAGGGTTGTTACTATTGTGGTAATTATTTTTGGAATTTCTGGAATTAATGCTTGTATAATTTGTGGAATTGCTTGCACTATTCCCATAAGTAATTGTACAGCACCATTTATAATAGCATCTAATCCATTAATTAATCCATTTACTATTGCTTGTATTATTGTTGGTAACGCATCAATAAGAGCAGCTATAATCTCTGGAATTGCATCTATAATACCCATTAATAATTGTATTGCTCCGTCAATTATAAGAGGTATTCCAGTAATTAAACCATTAACAATACTATTTATAATCTGTGGTAGAGCATTTAAAATAGCCTTAATAACTGTTGGTATTGCATCTATAATTGCCATAAAAAAATCAATCGCTCCTTGAATTAATTGTGGTATTCCATCAACGAGAGATTGAACTATTTGTGGTATTATATTAACTATTTGTACTAGAATTTCTGGTATCATTTGGCCTAGACCTGTTAGCAAACTTTGTATTATTTGAGCACCCACTGATACTAATTTTGGTAGCATACTCAACAATGATTGTGTTATCTGAGGTATTAAATTCATAATAGTTTGAACTACTTGTGGTAATGCATTTATAATGCCTTGTATCAAAGATGTTATTATTTGTACACCTATGTTTAAGATTGTTGGTAATGCCTCAGTTAGTTTTGATAGTACCATATCTAATGTTACAGATATTCCACTTGTCAATAATTCCGCTGCTCCAGTAGTTCCTTCCATTAAACCTCTTACACCATCGCCTATTTGTTCAAGTCCGAGGTAACATAGTATTTACTAAATCTGTAATGCCTTGTTTAAATGCTGTAATTATTGGCATTGCCACTCTTCCCATTTCTGACATCGCTGTACTCATATTAGCCGTTGCTTCTCTTGATGCTATTAGATCTCCATTAACATCTTTATAGGCATCAGCAGCACTCTGATATGTTTTACTTAATGTTTCTGTAATTAATGTTGCTCTTTCTTGTTCACTATTACATTTGGCTAATTGTTCATTGAATTTATCTTCAGATATTCCTGCCCAATTTAAAGCATCAGCTAGAGGGCCTGTAACTTGTCCCACTTTTGCAGTTTCGTTAGCCGCTTCTGTTAATCCTTCCAGAGGTAAGCTATCGCCAAATGTTGCATACACACCTGTTGCTATATCAGTCCACTTTGAAAGTTCTTCTTCGCTCTTTGTTAATTTTGCCAAATGGTTTACTGCTTCAACGGACTGATCTGTTTCTCCTAAAATTCCAACCATCCCTTGGAAAGATTTTTGTGCAGTTTCTGTAGAATGACCTGCACTTGTAAAAGCAGCCTCAAGTTTTCCCATATCCTCCATAGTATCTTGTGTTGCTGCTCCAGTAGCTAAAAAGCCCGCAACAGCTCCTGCTGCTGCGGTTGCTATACCCATTAAACCTTTTTTTAGTCCTCCACCTAACTTGCTTGCTAAACTATCACTATTCTTTTCTGCTTTTTGTGCAGCATCTCCTACTTCTTTTAATCCCTTAGCAGCTTTGTTACTTGATTTGTTTGTATCATTTGAATTACTTTCTACTTCGTCAAGAGCACTACTATATTGTCTTATTTCTTTTTCTGTCTTATTTACCGCTGCTTGTTGATTTAGAATAGTTACTTTTAGTTTGTCTGCCATGTTTGCATTTGCAGTTTGCTCTTTTTCTACATCTGTTAAGGCCTTTTCATATTTTTTATATTCATCGGATGTCTTTGAAATTCCTTGGCTAGATAATTGTTGAAGTTTTGCTTTTAATTCATCTGCTTTTTTCCCATTTTCTTGCTCTGCCTTTTCAACTGCTTGCAATTGAGATTTATAATTATCAAGTTTCTTATTTTCTTCAATTAATACCGAGTTTAATTGCTTTAATTTTGCATTTAAACCATCACTTGATTTTGTCCAGTCATCCATACCCGCACTGGCTGCTTTAAATTCTGCATTTGCAAGTTTTATATTTTTGTTTGCTTCAGTTATACCTTTTTTTAATTCAGATATATCGACTTTAAATTTTGTTGTTATATCTTCTCCTTTTGGCATTTGTCTACCTCCCTTTTAAATTAAAACCATGTATCACTTGCTCGTCTCCTAATCTTTTTAGGTTTCTTTTCTTGCTCGTTATACACATTTAATCTTCTAATCAATAAGAAAACTTCGTGAAATCTTTTCTGTCTAACATCAAATGGAGATAAACTTGGGAATCGATCACAAATCGACATTTCAACTTCAAATAAAATTTGATAAAGGGTGACATTTACATCACCCTCATTTAGTTTTTTCCATTTGTTCCTTTAGTAATTTGTGAGATTGAAAATTTAACAATTTCTACTAAAGCTGTACTAATTTCAGATACTTTTGTTTTCTTCAATTCTTCATCTGTTAGTCCTTCAAAGATATCTTTTAGTAATGGTTTAATAATTCCCATTCCATTAATTATTACTTTACCAACTAACTTGATTATTTCAGCATCTGTTCCATTTTTTAATTGGTCTAAATCTATAAGATCTATTAAATCTTCAACAGTTCCAAACATTAAATCGTATGTTTCTGCTGTATATGTCTTTACGACTTTTTTCTTTTCATAGATATTTAATTTTAAATCCATTTTTATCCTCCTATGCTTTTACTGCTAATGTGTCTGGTGTTGTTACTTCATCAAAGAATGTGCTTACATCAGCTAATCCTTTTGCAACATCAACATTAATAGCTTTTGCACCTTTTTTGTTACCATTTTTATCAGTAACTTTTGTAAATTTGTGTGTTGTTTTAATTCCTGTATATGTTAATTCTTGTCCATTTGCATCTGTACCATCATTTTCTGTTGCATGAGTAGATTCTGGAATGTTAAATGAACCTTTTAGTCTCCAAACATATACATAATCCCCATTAGTCTTCTTTGTTTTATATCCAATAGCAAAATATTTTGTTTCTCTTTCGCCTTCTATTAAAGTTCCTGTAAGTTCGTCATATTTTTGCCCTGTAATCTTTGCTAAAATATCAAGTGGAATCGCAGATACAGATAATGTTACTTCATCTGCTCCTTCAGAACTTACAACTACTGCTGGCATATTATTATAATAATGTGATTCATTTGAACTACTTGTACTTTTACTTATTTCTGCAACTCCAGCAATATCAAATACCTCTCCTGTTGTATATCCTTCTTCTTCGTTATTGTTATCTGTCAAAACCTCTGCTGCGACTAAATCTTCGACACCTCTGTACTCAGTAATTTCGTCCATGTTTTTTCCTCCTATCTTTCTATTATTTTTACATCTATTCCACGACCTGTGTGTGTTGGTTCATCACTTACAACATCGTGTCCTTTGCCTGTAACAATAAAATTATTTTCTTTTAATATTTTTTTAGCTTCCATCAATTTAGTATTTACTAATTTAGGATCGCTTGAATAAAAATTTAAATCAAAATACCATATTGTCGAATGTTCTTTATTGTCATAAAACCCACTTCCTTCAGATAAATTATTCCAGAAAGTAAAAAAGCTATCTGGATATGCTTCATCTGCTCCAAGTGAGCCTTGTCGAAATATTGGATAGCCCAACGATTCAATTAATTCTATTAATAAATCTTCCATTAACCGTTTAACCTCCTTATTTCGCTATAAAATATTTCTTCTTGAGCTTTCTGTACTTCATCTCTTGTGCTTTTGCTCCAAAATGCGTTATACATTTTTTGATCCTTGCTTTGTCTTGGAGTTCCATACATTAAAAATATTGAAGCAAGTCCACCTTCCGAAATACTAAAACCTGTTTTTACACTTGCTATTGTTCCTGCCCATTCAATTTCTGCATCTTTTCTCAAGCTTTTTTCTGTTTGACGAGTTTTATTATGTGGAGCTATAGCTTCTTCAGCTTTTTGAGTAATGATTGAATGTGTTTTCTTTAATGCTTTTTCAGTAGTTCCTTTTATATCTCCACCTAATTTATTTAATCTTGATATTGCTTTATCAAACCCATCAAATTCTAAATAAACTCTGTTACTCATTCTTCAACCACTTCTGTAGCTGTAACTGTACCTTCATCTGTTACAGTAATTTCAAATTTCTTTGTACTTTCAGCAGTAGAAGATGCTAATATTATTTTCTTTGGTGTTACGGCAAACATATTGTTTAGCACTTCACATATTGTTTTTCCATCGATTTCTTCCCCAGTTGCTCTTTTGTACAATTCTTTTAAACTTGCAACCTTATCCATTTAAGCTCCTCCTTTCACTCGTTTTACTTTAAATTTTAAAAATTGATTTCGCATATTAATATTTTCAGGTTCATTAATAATGTCAAAAACAGCCTCGTCATTAGCTCTTGCTATTCTGCAGCTACTCGTTATATCTGGCCTATACCATGTTGATATGTTTGCTGTATCTTCTATGGAGTAGATTCCATTTACTGTTTTCTCTGTTCCTCCATAAGTTTGGAAACTTCCAAAGAATAAATTAATCGGATTATCATTTTTATCTTTTACTGATAGAGCTTCTTTGACTGTTGGATATTCTTTTTTATTTACTCCACTAATTTTTGAAGTAGATTTAGGTATTAAAAGTACAAGTGGAATAGGATCTTTTATTTCTAATCTAAAATCACTCATCTTTTTCCTCCTTGTCTACTTCTTCATTAATTGGCTCTAATTCTTCCACAGTTTTTCCACTTAATTGAATAGCCCTCTGAATAAAATATGGAGAGAACGATGTCCCTCCACTTCCATAATTCCATAAATCTGATACTCCTCTGGTTATAATTCCTACTGTCGAAGGATGCTCAACAACTTCTTTTAACACTCCTCCATCAATAAGAAATCTTTTTACTTCATCAATATATTCTTGTATTGTGCCGTCTTGATATGAGCCTGTAATCCCAAGACCTTTTTTCACTTTTTCTAACATATTAATTCTCCTTTAGTTTTGCTTTTCAACTAATTTTCTTTTGTCCTTTAATAACTCTACCGCTCTTTCTTTACTTACAGTTATTACAGAATTTAGTTTATATTTTTCTTCTGTGTATTTATCTGTAAAAGGTATTAATACTTTTAATTTTACTTTTGAACCTTCATTTTTTGATTTCTTTGTTTCTTCCTTGTTTTCTTTTTCTTCAGCTTTTTCTTCTTCCTCTGCTTTTGCTTCTTTCTTTACTTCCTCTGGTTTTACTTCTTCTACTTTTTCATCTGAAGAAACTGCTGTTTCTTCAACAGCAGTTTTAACCTCTTCTTCATTATTTATAATTTCTTCTTTTTTAGTTGCCATAATAAACTCCTTCCTAAGCTTTTACGCTTTTCTTTAATAAATATATATATTTTGGATCTAATATTTTTCCATCATTGATTACTAATGCTTTCTTAATATATTGGTTCTTTTCATGGTCAAAGTAATCAACAACTGTAAATTCCATGTTGCTATTAATAGCATAAGCCTCTTCTGGAACCCAATACATTCCAAAGTAATCTCCATCTGCTGCATCATTGAAGTTTTTCAATACATCTTCCTCTACAAACACAACATTTTTTCCTTTGAATTTTGAAATCTCAGAACCATCAACTGGATTATATGTTTCGTTATATACAGGTCTATTATTGTCGTCAGCTAGTGTCTTAATATTTGCTTCATAAGTATTTGATGTCATAGCAAATTCTGGATTTAATCCTCTCATTGATAATGGGATTTTAGCAAATAATTTTTCTTGCCATGCTTTCCAGTTTGCCATTTCTTCTGCAGTAAAAGTAATTATATTAGCTGCAGGTATTCTTGAACCACTTGATTTTTTAGCCTCTGTTAATATACCAACACATTCATTATTCTCATCTTGTCCATTCATTATTTCTTTATCCATTGCTTGAACATAAGCTTTTACAATTACTTTCGCAAATTCCTCTTCAAAAACTGGAACACTTAGTATTGTTTGTAATAAAGTTCTAGCCATTCTTATTTCACCAATTTTGTAAGAGAATTCTACTGTACCTTTAACTCCACCTGCATTTTGTCTGTCACTTACAGTAGTTTCTGTAATACGCTTAAATGTTGCACTAAAACTTCCAATTGGATATTTTACACCACCTTGTAAGTTTGTTTTTAATACTCTTGAGTAAAGTTGTCCATATACCTTTTCTACATCTGTTATTATTTTTTGAATAACAGTAGTTGGTATTAATACTCCTAATTCACTAGATGTTCCAGTTGCATCTGCTCTTAATTCGAATTGAAGAACATCTCTATTGATTTCTCCTCTTTGTATGTAATTCATAAATGCTGTTCTATATTCCATAGTAGCTCTAGGGTCATTATTATTTATATCTACTTCTTGACCTCTAGCATTCATTCTTGTTTGACCTACTACATTTAAAGTCGCATTAGGATTAAATCCATTTGCACTTCTTCCTTCATTTGCATTTGCTCCATCATCTTTATTATCATCGTTGTTATTATCTTTATTTGCATCTGTATCTTTGTTGTCGTCTTTTTCCTTTTCTTCTATTTCAGCTAATTGCTTTTCTGCGTCATTAATTTCATCACGCAATGCTATTAATGTTTCTCCTAAGCTTCTAACCTCTTGAATATCTTGAGATTTTTGCATTCTTTCTTCTTTTTCTTTTAATTCTTTTTTCTTTCTTTCAATTAATTTTTTTAAAAAATCTTTCATTCTAAAATCCTCCTAATAAATATTTTAATTTTAATTTTTCTAATTCTAAAGAAGTGTCCACCTCTTTACTTCTAGCAGTCTCCACCGCTAGGCGTGCAGTCTCCACCGCACTTTTATCTCTAGCAGATATTGAAGTAGCTTCGTAAGCTGGAAATGTTACTGCACTAACTTCAACAACTGTTGAAATTGATATAATATGTCTTGTTGGATAATCTGTATCTAAGCCTTCCCATCTTTCATCATCGATTCCAAACATAAAAGACATACCTGTTATGTCTCCTCTTTCTATTGCACTATATAAATTTCTTGCTTCTGTATTATTTTCTACATCTAGTTCAACATTAATTTCCATTCCTTCGTCATCTACAGATAATTGCATAGTAGAATTCTTAGAATTTCTCCTTGACCTTGCAAGTGGTATTTTAGATTGATCATGATTTACTAAAAATCTTACATCTTCTAGGTTTGTTTTCTTTAATGCCCCTTTTTCAATAACCTCCGCAAACATTCCACCTATATCTGTTTTGCTTCCATAAACAATTGGTCTACCTATAATTATGTTTCCTCTTTTTTCATCTTTTTCTGCTCTAATTTGAAAATCATAATTTCTTCTAATTAATTCATTCTTCATTTTCACTACCTCCAATACTCGAATTATCCTCATTTTCAACTTTATTGTTTTCTGCATTTGCTTTATTACTTGACATTGCAATTTGCCCTGCAAGCTCTGGAAGTGGTCTCATTCCAAATGCTGTACGAAGTTCGTTTTTATAACAACTTGCACTATCAACCAATAAATCAAATAATTCTATCTTTTGGCTTGTATCCATAAAAATTAATTCATGTGGATACATCATAATTTTGTTTCCAAATCCTTTTTCTCTAACACTAAACATAGACATTGTGAAAGATTCGCCTGTTCTTTTTAAAATTGGCTCTAAGCTTTTTTGATAAAAAGCTTCATATTGTGCTTTTGTATAATCTCCGGTTAATATTGGAAGAGAAACTCCAAAATTTCTCAATATTTTTTCATCAATAAATTTTAAAGTAGTAGCATCTACTAATTGAATTTTATTTTGTAATGGTATATATTCTCCTTTAATGTCCAGTGGTAAAAATCCGCTTTCATTATTAGCAAGTCTTTTCTCCATATTCTTTATGTTTTCTTCCATTTTGCCATCGTCCATTAAAGTATTGTATTTAATAACTCCATTTATAGAAAAAGAGCTTTTTAATGCTTTTGCTACTCCTTGCAATAATGTATGGTTAAGTTCTAGTGTTTTTAATAGTGCTTTGTTATCAGGTTGTCCTTTTTCATTGCCACCCATAAATTCATTAACTGAATACCTATACTTTATATGTATTACATCTGAATATGCTAAAATTGTTTCATATCCATTTATGAATTTGAATTGAATTCCTAATTTTCCCTCTGGATCTTGCAAAAATGTAACATCTATTGGCTGTATCGGATATAAACCAGTATATTTCTTATTTCCTTTATTGTCTCTATAATATGTTGGGACAATAAAGGCATTATAATTTAAAAATAATTGCCAATATACTTTTTCAAAAAAGTCAGTTTGCGTCATTCTTTCATTTGGTTCTTCTAATAGTCTTTGGATTTCACTATTTTCAACTGGTACTAAATCACTTCCGTCTTTTTTTATATGATATGGATTTGCTTTTGTTAATTCTGTTACCAAACAAGATATTGCTTGCTGTACAACATCACTAGCATATATATCTTGACCAAATTGTGAAAATATAGGAGTATATCCATTCAACATTTGAGCATATTTGAAATTTTGCTTAATTTTCTTAAATTTGTTTATAAAATCAATTAGTCCCAAGGTTTTTTACCTCCTTAATTTCTAAAATATCTGTATTTCTGTTATTCATATAAAAAATATATCTTGCTTCTGTTTGGCTAGTTGCTTTTATTTTTTCAACATAAATGTCAAAACCTTTTTGATATTTAATTTCATATTCTTTCATAACTACACCTTACCCATTAACTAATTTGTGGAATTCATTTCTATATCTTCTATATATTTCATATAGAATTATCAATGTTACTGCTCCATCAATTCTTTTATTTGCCTGTTTTTTTACTTTGACACACATAATATTACCTAAGTTATCCATTTCTATTGCTGAATTTCCTAAGCACCACTTATCCATTTCATTACTATTGTAATTTATAAGTCTATCCTTCAAATCTGCTTCCACATATTTCATTGCATTACTTAAAACCTTACCTTGCAATATCATTTCTACTTCTAAGTTGTAATCGTTCATTCTATCTGTAAATCCTTTTGAAAATCTTTGATCATACCCCGCAATATAAGATTTGATACCGTAATCTTTGTATAATTGATAAAACCAATCTGCTATTTTCGTTATATCTATTTCATTGCCCTCGTGAATTGTTAATAAACCTTTTCTAGCCCATTCCTCGTATTTAGCTCCAGCAGCTTTATCATCACTATCTTCTAATTTGCTTTCTGGTATCCAATAATGTGAAAACACATACTTTGTTTTATCATTTGGTTTCATTAGTAATATTTTCGCATTTGACAAGTCCGTTGTTGCTGATAAATCAACTGCACCCAAACAAAAAGAACCTCTAAAGTCCTCTAGACTAAATGGTTCTTGTTCATAACTATAATCTTCATACATCAGCCAAGCTTGAGCATTGTTTTGCTTTATATTAAAATCCTTACATAATGTATGCATTCTTTTTGATTTTGAAGTTTTTGATTTTTCTATTTCACTTCGTAATGATTTCCACTTTTTAACCACTCCTAATCCCGGATTTGATTTATACCAACTTTGTTCATCTTGCCATACTTCCTCTTCGCTATCTTGTGTATAAAGCCATGGTAAATAATGAATATCATCAGTTTCGTCAAATAAAACCTCTCTTGCATATTTTAGTTCATTGTCTAGATATCCATCATTGATAAATCCTTCGGTTGTAAGATTTATGAATAATGGTTCATCTTTTGTTGACATTGACTTTTGTCCTGCTTCAGCAATTTCATCATTTGGTGCATCGTGACTTTCATCCATATACATTTTGTCTATATTTCTACCGTCTTTATTCTGAGTTTTACCTGACATTTTAAATATGGTTATATTTTTTTGTGTATTACAAATTTCAGACATATTCTTATGAGTAACTTTTGAGTGTGGATCTATTCTTTTTCTCATATTGTCTATTTCATTCCAAAGTAAACTAGCTTGCTTATCATCGTTAGATGCACAAACTATATCCATTCCACCTTCGCCAATTCTCAAATCTGCATGAGCATCTGCTGCCATAAGTGTTGTTTTTCCATTTTTTCTTGCTATCAATAAAAGTATATTTTGAAATCTTCTTATCCACCTTTTTAATTCTGGATCATATACTTTAAAAGAATATATTACCTCAATGAAAGCCTTCTCCCATAACAATAATTGCATGGGCATATTATAAAATGGTCTTTTACTTTGCAAACATAAATGCTCCATGAAATCAATTCTTAAATGTGCCTCTTCTGTGTCATATTTATAGTTAGGATTTTTTAAATCTTTAATCAGTTTTTGTAATTCTGTTTTTAATTCTAAGCCTACTATTATATTTCCACTTTTGATTTCTTCATAATATTGTTCTAAGAAGTATTTACTCATATTGTTGTCTTTTTCTTTCTTCTAGCCATTTTGTAACAGCATCTTCTTCTACTTCATGGCCATTTATCATTGAATACAACATTCTTATTGCATTCATGTAACTTTGTGAGTGTTCCTTATATAATTTAGCTGCTGTTGTGGCTCTTTGTTTTGTTGGATCTTTAGGATGAACCTGTATAAATGGGTGTTTTTTTAATTCTGCCATTTGTTCTTCCAAAAAAGCTATATTATCTAAAAGTGGATTTATTAATTTTTTCTTGTTTTCATCAATATCCTTAAAAATATTGTCTAATTCTTCTCTTCTTTTCACTTAACCTTCCTTCTCCCTATATATATTTCTATTTTTTCAAAAAAAATGAAATTTTTGCCTCGTGTGAAAAAGAGGTACCCCTTACAGTCCCCAGCCGATGTATTTTATATCTTGGTAGGGGGGGACTATGGTTGAAAGCTTTCAAACCATTCTTCTATATATTCTTTCCAATTATCATTTTTTGCACGATTTAAACAAATATCTTTACTGCATTCAATGAATATCGTTTCAGCTCCAAGCTTGTCAGCAAGTCTTTGTCTTTCCATCTTTAATGGATAAGTACCTACTATAAAAGCATTCTGCCAGTTACCTAGTCTCATCTTAATCTGCTCAAGTAAATTATTCCTTGTCTCAAAAACATTTTGCTGTAATTTCTTAGGTTTATTATACTTGTCACAGAAACTGATGCACTCCCATATTTTATCTATATCTATGATTAAATCATCATTTGTTGCCATTTCTTCTACCCATGTTGACTTACCAGAACATGGAGAACCATAAACTATATATACTTTCTTAGGTAATTCATATCCAAATCTGTGATGTACTGCATTATGACATTTAAAATGTATTAACATTATGTTATCTTTGTTAAGGCTTATATTGTAGTCATTTACATTTGCATTGTTTAATGGTATCTTATGATGTCCTATACAGTCATAGGCTTTTACTATTTCTTTTCCACAGTATTCACATATTAGCTGTCCTTCCTTGTTAGTTCTTTCTAGTTTTAATTCTTCAAGTAGTTTCTGCCATTCTTTAGATTTATATAATTCATGAGGATTTGCAAACATATTTTTCTATCTCCTTACCAAATATCATTTTCAATTTGTTTTTCTTTTAGCTCTAACATCTTCTTGCTAAATCCTAATTTTAGCATATTCTCTCTGCTCTTGCGTTTTGATTCTTGAACTCTTGTAAGTCCATCTTCTATTCTTTGTATTGTGTTCAATGTTGGTTCCGCTTCTGTTACTGTTTCAGTATCTCCTCCATTATTCTTTTTACGAATAAATCCTATTGTCATATCTTTATCTTTTCCTTCTAGAGTTCTTATTCTTTTTAGCATTCTCTTTTCTCTTATTGTAAGTAGCTTATATTCATTGACATATTCTTTCATCATTAAGCTATCTATGTCATTATCATTAATAGTATAATTGTTATATAATTCAAGTTCCTCTTCTGTTAGTACATCTTTATATATTTGTTCATATTCTCCAGTAACAACAGCATTTTTATTATTGCTTGTTGCCCCTGTTCCTCCTTTATTTTTCTTTGCATTTTGGTTTCCCTTATACAGCTCACTTTTATTTCTTGTCAAATTATATTTATATATAATCTTCTTTAAGTCAGACAGAGTAATGTTGTGTTTCTTATAAATGTCTTTATATGTCATTCCATTTAAATAATCATTTTTTATGTTCTCTATTTTCTTTAAGGTCAATGCAACTCACCCACCTCCATTACTTTTTTACTAACTCTGCCTTTTGACCTGTTAGGGTTTCCCATCTTTTAATTATTACATCACAATATTTAGGATCTAGTTCCATCATATTGCAAGTTCTATTTAATTGTTCACAAGCAATTAATGTTGAGCCACTGCCTCCGGAACAAATCTAATATACACTCATCTATGCGACTACTATTTTTTATAAATCTAGCTAATAGTTTTATCGGCTTCATTGTTGGATGTAAATCATTTATTGTAGGTTTATCCTCTTCTATGATTGTTGTACTTACTTTACCTGCATATATATCTTCGAGTAATTTTATTAGCTCTTCTTTTTTCATTTTCTTAAAATCTTGGTGTTTATCTTCTATTACTGTAGCTTGTGTTCTATCATCTGTAAAATAATGTGCTGCTCCGTCTTTCCATCCATATAAACATGGTTCATGTTGCCATTGATAATCTTGATTACCTAATATGAACATATTTTTCTTCCATATTAGTTCTTGTCTTACTTTTAGGCCATTTGCATTTAATGCTGTTTCAAAATTAATATGTTCTTTTGATGCAAACCATATATAAAAAGCTCCACCTAACTTTAATGTTTCTGATATATTCTTAAATGATTTTGTTAGAAATTCTCTAAATGAATTGCTATCCATATTGTCATTTTTTATCTTCATTCCCTTGCTGTTTTCTACATCTACATTATAAGGTGGATCTGTAAGAACCATATCCGCTTCTTTGTTGTTCATAAGTTTTATGACATCTTCTTTATTCGTACTATCTCCACACATTAATCTATGTCTGCCTAATATCCATATATCTCCTTGTTGTGTTACTGGTTCTTCTATTTCTTCTAATGCTTTGTCTACATCAAAATCATCTTCAGAAGCTTCTAGCATATCATTAAATATTTCATTTAATTCATCTGAGCTAAATCCTGTTATATCTAAATCAAAATCTAGATTTTTTAATTCTGCAAGTAATTCCTCTAACTTTTGATTGTCCCATTCTCCGCTTATTTTATTGAGTGCTATGTTTAAGGCTTTCTCCTTTGTCTTATCTAAATCTACAACATTGCATTCAATTTCAGTATATCCTAAATCTTTCAATACTTTTAATCTTTGATGTCCTCCAATTACAGTCATATCAGAATTAACTATAATAGGAGCCACATATCCAAATTCTTCAATGCTTCTTTGAATTTTTCTCCATTCCTCGTCCTCTGGTTGAAGGTCTTTTCTTGGATTGTATTCTGCCGGTTTTAATTTTTCTATGTTTATTATTTGAATGTTCATTTTTCTGCTCCTTAAAACAATTTATTTCATATTTACAATTTTTACATTCTCTTAACATACAGATTTTATAATTCATAGGCATATATCCTTTTTTCTTTGGTTGCGGACATAGGATTCGAACCTCGTCTATGGGATATAGCCCCATCGTGCTGCCTTTGCACCATCTCCGCAATATAAAAAGCTACCTAAAGGGGAAGGTAGCTCTACAAAATTGGAAAAAGATATATGAAATTTCATATTTGCAATTTTTTGCAATTATAATTGTAACATATTATTTTTTTTAATAATACGGACAAAATATATAAATTTTATGTACAAAACTAAGACATTTTTTTATTCTTATCATATTCTTTTTGCATTTTCTTAATCGATCTATCTATTGTTTTTTGTATAGCACCATATCCTCTATCCTTTTTTACTGCTATTTCCTCTATGCTTATTTTCTGATAATAACGCATATCAATAATATCTTGATTATATTTCTTTAATGTTTTTACTAAATCTTCTACAATTTTCAAATCACTTTTTAAGTCATCTATATATCTTTGTTTTTTATCTATCTTCTCATCTGCATTTACAACTGCCTCTTCTATTTTTGAAGTCGTATAACCTTTAGCTTTTGGCATCCCATCTAATTTCGAGCTTTTTAAATCATATATTTCACTTTTTAATTCTCGAATTTCTTTTTCTGTAATACTAATCCTCAATTTATATACATTATAGTTCTCTAAAACTTCTTGTACATTCATCATTTGCACCTCCAATATATTTTTATAACTTGTAGCACTTTACACACCTGCCTTTCCGCTTCTCATTTTTCTATTGTGTTAGTTTTTGTTTTTTTCTTAATTAGAAATTATTTTTATTTAATTTTATTTACATATTGCTGTCGTTATCGTTTTTTATTTTTTTGAAAATTAGAAATTATATTATAATATCTTAGATAAGTATATTTTTCTGTATTATTTTTAATAATTTGGTTTATTTCATTTTGTTGCATTCCTGCACTTCTTAATAATTTTATAAACCTCTTCTTAGTAATCTTTTTATTCATATTTTTAGTAAGGCTCTCAGCTAATTCTACTATCGCTTTAGTAACGGTTTCTGCTACTTGTGCAATTGTTTCAAATGTTTTTGCCAATGCATCTGCTACTGGTTCTATTACATCTTTTATAGTTTGCTGTATTGCTTTTTCCATTAACGCATATTCTTCATCTGATATTATTATTGCTTGTTTATCTGCATCACATATAACTTCAGTAATATATCCAAATTTCATTATATTTTGTATGTTTTCTATTGAAATTTTTTCATACTCAAATTTTTTCATTTTCCACTCCTTAAAATTAATTTATCTTTCCTCTAATATTTCTAATTGAGCCTCTATTCTTGTTATTTCGTTACCTAATGTTTCCAATCCCACATTTTTAAGAGCTATTGCATCATAAATTGTTTTATATATTTCTAGCTTTAATTTTAGCTTTTCTTCTTTACTCATCTTTTTCATCCTCCACTACATAACATTCTTGTTTATACTTTGTTGCAATTAAAACTGATAATATGTATATTTTAGTAATATCAAATCCTTCAATTCCCATATATTGTTTATTACTTCTAGCCTCCCTATATTTCTTTACTCTACCAACTTTTAATTCGCTTAGAGAATTAATCCTATATTCTACTATGTCATTTTCGTTTATCAATTCTTTTAAATTAAAGCTATGTTGTACTATTCTATCTTCAAATGTAACATTTCTTACTGTCTGATATTGTTTATCAAAGTATAGTTTATCTAAATATATATATAATTTATCAATTGCTATTACTTTAAATATTCCCTCTGCAGTTCTTATATATTCTCCTACTTCAACTTTTTTCATCTGTGTCACCTGTCTTTCTTCATTTAATATTTTAATAGCATATTCTATGCCCTCTATTTTTCCATTTATTCTTATTATCTCTTCTTTTTCTTTACAAAAATTTTCCTTGAGCATCTCTAATCTTTTTATCTCTCCATTTAATTTAGTCTTTTGAGATGTTTTTTCATTCCATTTAAAATCTATAGCATCAAACATCTTACACCTCCAAAATTTCAAAAACATAATATCTTTTATTTGTTAATATCAGAATTCGTCAAACATACCTCCTTTTATATATTTTCTTTTCATAACTTCATTTCTATTGTTCCATTTTTCTGCTCTTTGTTTATATTTTGGTATTTCGTTCAATCTATTTGCTTCATTCCATGCTTCTTGAGGAGTTTTAAATCTGTTTGCTTCTTCTATATCTATTTTTTTATTTTTTTCTGTAATATAAAGAACTCCATATTCAGAAGATATTTCTACTCCAATTATTCTGTCTTTTACTGGAAAAAATATAAAATCTTCACACTCTATTAAATAAATCTCTTTATTGTACAAATCTTCTTTATCTTCCATTTTATCCATTCTCCTTTATATTGATAGTTTTTATTCCTTCTTTTTTACCTCTTCTTTTATTAAATTCCAGTGTTCTGTGCAATAATCTTTTTTGTTTAATTTATGTGTACATTTATCGCATAATGGCTTACTGCATTGACTTTTTTGAATTGGCTTTTTTATACCATTTTCATCTGGAGCATCAAATAATAGTCCATCTTCATAATCGCATAATCTTGTTGCTGGTCTAATTTTACATTCTATACACCAGACCGTATTTTCATTATCTTTATGAAATATTATCTTTTCGCTAGGAAAACTAATTATATTGTTCACTCTAACACCACCTAACTTTATTGTTAGCAATAAAATAATGAGATTTGCAAGGAATATTAAAATTTCCGAATACTAGGATTCAAACTTGCTACTCCATCTCTTAACCATAAATGCCATCCATTTTCTTCTAAAGGTGTTACTGTTTTTTCTTTGCATCCACATGCACATAAATGCACTGCCACCTTGCATTCTAAACATATATACAATATTCCTTCTTTTAATTCATGAGGTATCCTCTCTACTAACCTAACTTCAAATTCACTTACCATTTTATCCTCCAAACATCATTGTATTTTTTATTGCTTGTCCACTTCTGTTCATTGATTCTCCTATATCAATATTTATTCCAATTTGTTTATTTATTGCTTTTGTTATTTCTTCTTGCATACTATTAATTGGTGTTATAGAATTAGTTGCAGGAAGTGCTGCAATAGCCATCGCTTCTTTTAATTTTGATGGATCTGGATTATCAAAATTTTTTATTTCTAAAATTTCAAGTATTACTAATATATAATATTTTTTATTTGGCTCTGCTCCCCACTCTTCTTTTCCCATTCCTATATTTAACTTACACTTACATTTAATTTGTGGACTATCTTTTTGGTATCCATTTCTAAAAATAATATCTACGATTTTAAACTGATTTTCATCATATGATTTTATTGATTCAAAATTTTCTATGATATCTGCTGTAAATGGAAATCCAATAATTGCATTTCCTAAGCATCTATTATAATATGGTTTTATTTCTCTATATTCTTCTTTCTTTTCTCCATTTGCTATCATCTCAAACCACTGTTTTTTTATTGGTAATACTAACATTATTTTTCCCTCAACTTTCTATTATTTCAATTTCTCCCACTGTTTGCATTCCTGCAAATACAATTATTTTTCCGTCTTTTGATTCTTCAAAATCAATATTATGCGAATATAAATAAGGTCTTACTGTTTTTAGCAGCCATTCATAAGTTAGTTCATTTTTGCATTCCTTTATAAAATTTGCATTTCTGCTTCCTATATTTATAAATTTAAGTTTCATTATTGCCCCTTTCTTTATGATACTTAAATATTTTTTCTATCTTTCTTAATTGTTTTTTTAATGAAATACTGGAAATTAACTTAAATTCTCCAAATCTTGCTGTATATGTATATTTTTCTAAATACTTACTTGTTAATTCCAATGATGTTTCTTTTTCTACTTTTCCTTGTAATTCTGCAATTAAAAAATTTTTATTATCATAAATTATAATTTTACTCATCTTATTTTACCCTCTTTCAAACTGATTTTTTATCCTCTTCTTTGTATTTCATTGTTTTCCTCCTTTCTTCTCTTTGCACATTTTAAGTCTTGTATTACTCTTGGTGTATATTGCCTATTTTCTTGATTACTTTTTAATGTTGCTATGTTTTTTATTGTTACATCTGTTTCTGCACAAATACCTTTTGTTATAAATTTGCTCGCATAAGGTTTAATCGTATTTATTAATTCTATTTTGTCTTTTATATTTCTTCTTTCTTTTAGTACTTTTTCTAATCTTTTATATGTACTCATTATTTCTATTGCATTTAATTTACTCAATTCAATTTCATGCAATAGATCATCTCTTTCTCCTTCTTTTTTATATAATTCAGCATTTAATTTCTTTTCTGTCTCTTCTATATTGTAAAAGAAATATTTTATATTTTCTAATAAATTTAATGTTTGTTGCATATCTTCAATTATCATAGTTTTCTCCTTTCCTTTGTATTTTTATTTAATGATTTAGATGCTAATATGTAATATGTATTCCTGTACTATCTTTGTAGTTATTACAATTATTAAATGGATTAACTGTTCTCAATGTCAATAAGCAATGTGAACGCTCATTATTATACGGTTGGATAAACCATTCACAATTTTTGCATACTTTATCATTTTTTGTTTTATTTTTATTTGTTTGTATTTCTTCCATTATTTTCTCCTAATATTCTGATATTTTGACTATAACCTTTGGTGTTTTTGCATATTTCTTAAAGATTCGTACATCTGTTATTTGTGCATCATCTTTAAAAGCAAACTTATTTAATGCATCACTTATTATTTTTCCTATATTGTCCCAGTCTGGTTTCTTTGTTGGACTTACTTCGCCTGATAACATTTCCGCTTCTTTCTTTTTGCTTGTACTCTTTGGTATATCGAAGTATGCTATTATTGTCATAGTTACTCTTCCCTCAATTGGCTTGTAATTAGGATATTTATATAAAAATATTTGACGCACTAAATATTCATAATTCTTTGTCTTGGTTGGAGTATAAGCTCGTCCTGTATATGTATTCATTCGTGGTCTTGCCTTTCCTGTTATTTGTTCATTTATCTCAATTTCATAATTCATTTGTTACACCTCTTAAAATAATTTCATAAACTGTTCCTTTGCTTTGTCTACTACTATCCCTTTTTTATTATTCTTTTTTATCTTCTTTAATAAATCTATATATTTTAAATAATACTCTGGTAAATATAATCTCATATTTTCCAATTCTTTTTTGTTTTTATTACCACAGCACCAGCAACTAACTCTATCTAATACATCATATAGCTTTACCCCATTTTCTTCCCAATAAAATCCGCTATTGTAGCAATATTCTAAGCAATGTTGTTCTGTCATTTTCCAATCTACAAGTGGTAATAGTTTATGCCCATTTCTTTCTTTTTCTATTCTTGCTTGTTCATCATAAGCTATTCCTATAAATTCTTTGTAGTCTTGTCCATATTGTTCTTTTAAGTATCTTTCTATTGTTTTATTTTTTTCTGTTGTTCCCCATCTGCATCTGCCTCCACATAGTCCATAGCCAAATTGAATACTACCATCTCGTTTATGTACCTCAATATTTAGCATTTTATCTATAAAAGGTATTTCAGGCTTTAATTCTGTGTATTTTATATTTAATTTATGAAGTAATCCTTTTATAATATCTCTAGTATCATAGATAGCTTGAAACTCCATTCCTGTGTCATAAAATATTACTTCGTCTAGGGTATATCTATTTCTTATTAAAAGTAATAACATTGCTAAACTATCTTTGCCAAAACTAATACTTGCTATATACTTATACATCTTTTCACTTCCTATCTGGCATATAATATACTTTTGGTATGTTATAAAATTCTGACTGCATAGTATTTTGTCTGTTTACTTTTAATACTAATCTTTTAAATTCTTGTGTAATTGCATTTAAAATCTCTTTACATTTCTCATAACTGTCATAGCTTCCTATTACATCCCAATAGTCATCTCCATAGTTTATTTCTATGTCAAATTCATTTTCATCTGGTTCTATTTTTATAAAATTTACCCTTTGCAAATTCACTATTACATCTTTATTCTGACTTACAATTAACATTTTCACTTCCTCCAATTTTCAATTCTAATTCGATTTCACTTTCATCTGTAGGATAAAATATTTCAAACATTATTAATCCTATTTTTGTTCTAACTTTGTGTGTAGACATATATTCTTGATGCATCCTTATTGCCTCATTCTTTTGATATCCACATCCCATTAGCAGTTTAATAAATCTCTTTTTTGTTATTGTTCTTGGTATTATGGTAAATGTAGCTTCTCCATTAAACTCTTCTCCTAAATTAGCATAATCTATATTTTCTATCTCGCTAGGTTTGATTTCTTCGCTTTCTGATATTGAAGATATTTTTCCTAACTCTTTCATTTCTCCTGTTTCTCCATTTAAGGAATAACAAACTACACTTGGTTTATTTTCTTCTCCCATATATCTCACTCCTTTGGCATCACATAAGCTGATGGTATAGTATGTATACTTTTTATATCTCCAGTAAGATTTTTCACTGATGCATAAGATAGATATGTCTTTATGATTTCTTCTAAAACTTTCTCTGCTCTCTCTTCTGTCTTATAACATCCTAAATCCCACACATGACTTTCAGCACTATTAGTATCTGCTCCTATTCCAAATTCTCCATTTTCTAAATTTTCTATAAAAATTCTTGTCACATTATCATGATTTACTATTTGCTTTCTGTCTTGACTTACTATTATCATTATTTATTTCCACTCCTTCCATATTTCCCTGTATCGTTACCATAATTGCTTTTTGTTTTTTGTGCAAATTCTTCCATTGCTTTTACTACATCTTCTCTATTAGCATTTGATACATATAACATCTCTCTGCCATCACTGTCTCCAAATTCAAATGCTAGTACTACAAATCCCCAGTTTTCTGGTAGTTCTTCTTTTACTTTTCTTGCAATTTCTTGCATTTTTCCTTTTACAATTTCATTTTCCATGATTTTCTTTCCTCTCTTCCTCAAATTCTTTTATTACTGGATTCAAACATTTATTGCATAATGCTAATTTTATTTCTCCTCGTCTAGTAACCGTATGTGGTATTATTGCAATTCCTCCTGTCATATCTTGCCTCTTCTTAGTAATCTTTATTTCGGATCCGCAATAATCACATTTATAATAATTGTATAGCTTTTCTTTTTTATAATTAACTACATTTCCTCCATCTGGAGTTGGTTTATACTTTGTATAAATTGGTACTTCACTTCTGCAAGATAATTCATAAAACTTATTCATGTTATATTCCTTTCTCCTTCTCCATTTCTTCATGCAGACAAACTATAAAATAATTTATAATCTCTTCTAGTCTGTAGTATGGTTTTTCTGTTATGTACTTCTTGGTCTTGTAATATTTCAATGTGAATTTTTCCCTTGTAAGCTTATTTAAATAAACTCTATGCGGACTAAGATATATTTCTTTCAATGCCCAGAACATTATTTTTTCATCCAAAACTCTTTCTTGTGGCATTAGATTATATATTTCAATATTGCCGGCAGTACATTTCTAACCTTTTTAGCAGAACTATTAAGCATTCTCTGTCATTTTCATTCAGTCCAATTTCTTCTCCGCTATCTCCTTTATAAATATAATTAAATAATAAGTTTAGTTTAGTTATAATGTGTTCGTCTGCCTGTTCTTCCGCTTGTGCGTTCGGTTGTGCGTTCGGTTGTTCGTCCGCTTGTTCAAATTGCTCATTATACAATTTCACTATTGTATATGAAGAAGCATCATTTTGATTTATTCCGCTTCTTGTATGAAATATACTGATTATTAATCAATTCATTTCTTGCTCTTTGTAGAGCTGATATATTTAAACCTTTTACTTTGCTCATTAGAATAGTATTTGTTACTTTAAACTCTCGAAGCCAGTCTGTCTTGCAATCTATCTGCAGTAATACCAAATATATTGAGATAGCATTTGCAGAGATAGGCTTGAAGTCTAATGTAGAATAGAATTCAGAGAGCTGTTTTTCAAGGTCTATTTTGTTTTTCCTATTCACACATTACCCACTCCTTTCTTAATGTTGCTCTATTCGACAAAATCTCTTGTTGCACAAGTAACTTATTCATTTTGTGCTTCAGGAGTGTTGTGCATTCTATTCATAACCTCTTCTTTTAATAAAAATAGCAAAGCTGTATTATTAATAGGATAATCAACATCGAATTGTTGTTTTAAGTCTAATTCTGAATGTACATAACGCATTGCTCTTTCAACCTTTGAAAATGTTGTTTTATGTTTTCTTGCAATTCTAGAATATAACTTCATCATTACTATATTTCCAGTTTCAGAGTTTTCTTCATCTTCTATTACGAGTAACAATGCTGTTACCCAATACTTAAAACCTAGAATATGTGTTTTTATTCCTATTTCTTTTAATACTTGCTTTGCTATTTTCTTTATTTTTTCTGATTCTTCTAGTTTTATATTTTCTTGCATATCTTTTTCCATTGTCCCTTTCCCCCTTTCTTTATAAATTCAAGGTGTCTTTCGTGCTTATTTTCCCCTTTTTGATTGTTCTTCCTCTTCTTTTGCACTTTCGCTACTTGACCTTAATAATGTGAGTATTACAAATGATGATATGTAGCCTATAATAAATCCTAAAATAAACTTGCCCATTTTATTCTTCTATCTCCTTCCACATTTCAAGCAAATGTTGTTTTGCTTTTTTCAAATGTTGTTCAATCTCAGGCATATCCATTTGTGTTATGTTATATATAACTGCGTGCCATTGTTCACTTCCATGTCTTTGTAAAGCATGGTGTAATTTTAATGTATATGTACCATAATGTTCATCTTCTGGATCATCTGCGAAATCTATATCAAATCTAAATAGTAGATTGTAGTCTAAATCATAGTCTAATCCTTCATCTTCTTTAAATTGTTTCCAATTATCATATTCTGATGTTCTTTTTGTCTCCCAACATTCACAATAATAACTATGATTTGTAGGCTCTAATTTGAGCTTTTTATTTTCTTCAATTTTATTTTGATGTTCTTGTATTCTCCTTGGAATTACTATCATTGCATTACAATAATCACAGCATCTTCCGTTGTTTATCGGCTCTGCATTATTTCCATATCCTTCATAACTTTTTCCACAAATGCTGCAAAAGTTTTTATTTTTTATTTCTTTTTCCATTTTCTTGCCCTTTCTAACTTTCTGTGATAAAATATAAACAGAAAGTATTTATATAAATATTTTTCAAAAAGAGT